AAAATGCTATTAATGCTGAAATTGATAGGATTGAAAATGAAGCACTTGAAAAATCAAAAGCTAAAAGACAACAAGACTTAGATAATTTAAAAGCAATTAATGAAGCAAAAATTCAAAATGAAATGGCATTAGTAAATGCAACTTCAGGCGCATTAAATGAATTAGCAATATTAGCTGGAGAAGGAACTAGAGTTGGAAAAGCAGCAGCACTAGCAGACATAATAATGACAACGGGAATTGGATTTGCAAAAGGTTTAGAAATTGCTCAAAAATCAGCAGCAGCAACAGGCCCAGGTGCAGCATTTGCTTTTCCTATATTTTACGCAACACAAATTGGAGCAGTGTTAAGTGCTGTTAATAGAGCAAAACAAATATTACAAAAGGTTAAAGCACCTGGTGGAGCTGGTGGAGGTGGAGGAGCAACTACTGCACCATCAGTAGGTGGCAGTCAAGCACCACAATTTAACATAGTAGGAAATTCAGGGATAAATCAAATAGCAAATGCAGTAGGTAGTCAAGGGCCTGTACAAGCGTTTGTAGTAGCTGGAGCAGTTACAACACAGCAACAATTAAACAATGCAATAGTAAGTAGAGCAACATTATAAAAACAAATAAAATGGAAATAGTAGAATTATTATTAGATGAAGAAAACGAAGTTACAGGAATAGATGCTGTTTCAATCGTAGAAAACCCAGCAATAGAAAGTGATTTTATTGCATTAGCAGAACAAGAAATAAAATTAGCAAAGGTAGATGAAGAAAAGAAAATATTAATGGGAGCTGCCTTAATACCTAACAAGCCAATATTTAGAAAAAAAGGAGAAGACATGTTTTATGTTTATTTCTCTAAAGACACAGTAAGAAGGGCAGCAGAACTATTTTTTAAGAACGGCAATCAAAACAATGCTACTTTAGAACATAGCATGGGAATAGATGATTTAACAGTTTTTGAAAGTTGGATAGTAGAAGACACTAAAATGGACAAATCTGCTAAGTATGGTTTTGAAGTTCCTGTTGGCACTTGGATGATATCAATGAAAGTTGAAAATGATGAGGTTTGGAATGACTACGTAAAAAGCGGAAAAGTAAAAGGTTTTTCAATTGAAGGATATTTTGCAGACAAAGCAAAAATGAAAAGAGATAGCACAGCACAAGAAATGGAAGCTATTTTAGAAAGTGAAGCAGTTTATATGCTAAACACAATTAGAGATATTGTAAAAGATGAAAAAATTACTTTAGAAACTTACAATGACTATCCAGATTCAGTTAGTAACAATGCTAAACGCGGAATTGAACTAAACGAAAAAGTAAGCAATAAGTGTGCAACTCAAGTAGGTAAAATAAGAGCTACTCAATTAAGAGATAAGAAAAACATCAGCTTAGAAACTATTAAAAGAATGTACAGCTATTTATCAAGAGCTTCTGAGTATTATGATGAAAATGACAATGAAGCATGCGGAACTATCTCTTATTTATTATGGGGTGGAAAAGCTGGCTTAAGATGGAGCGAAAGCAAGCTAAAAGAACTAGGAGAAATAAATTTAGAGTCAATGCTTATAAATGATGACTTTGCTATTATAGATGACAGACTTGCTTATTCAACTAAAGAAAAAGCAGAAGAAATGGCTATTAATATAGGATGTGAAGGAATACACACACATGAGTTTGAAGACAAAACATGGTACATGCCATGTGAAAAGCACTCACTTAAAAAATACAAGTGTCCAAAAGGTTATAAAAAAGATTATCAAAAACATAAATGCGTTAAAAAAAAAAGTAGTTATGCAGAAGTAGGGCCTAGAGGTGGAATCAAAAAAAGTCCAAAAGCTCCAGCAAGTGGAACACCTAACAGAAACCCAAAAGGAAAAGGAACTGCAAAAGGGGATGCTTCGACAAGTAGAGGTGCTAAAGTAAGTAAGGCAGATGAAGCAAAACTTCAAAAAAAAAGTGATGAGTTTAATGAAAGATACAAAGATAAGCTAGGTTATGGTGTTACAGTAGGACAGCTTAAAAGTGTATTTCAGAGAGGATTAGGAGCTTTTAATGTTTCACATTCTCCAAAAATAAAATCTCCAACTGCATGGGCTATGGCTAGGGTAAACGCTTATTTATATTTAGTTAAAAATGGAAGACCTCAGAATCCTAAATACACAGGGGATTTTGATTTATTGCCATCTAAACATCCTAAATCTCCAAAAAATTGAAAGACTACATGATAAAACTAGGAACTTATGATGGAAACATCATTGAAATACCTGATATAGTAATTGGTTTTATCGGATTAGTACTGTTAATGATATTTTTTAATCTTTTAAGTAACAACAAATGAAAAAGCAAAGAAAAAACAAAACAATGAGTAAAACATCTCCAAAAGGCGGTAAAAGAGGTTGTTTATGTGCTGATAATACTTATCATCAAAAGTGTTGTGATGGTTCACATCAAGCACAAGGCATAGGACCTGTATAAAAAAGTTTTATAAAAAGTATATCATTTCATGTCTTAAAGCGGATTATAGACATGAAAGCACAAGAAATACTTAATAAAATCAAGAACGTAGTTGGTGTGGAACTTTCAGAAGAAGTATCTGTACAACTCGAAGAATTAAAATTAGAAAACGGCACTATTCTAGTTGCTGAAAGTTTTGAAGCTGGCAAAGCAGTATTTATTAAATCAGAAGAAGAAGAAATTGCACTTCCTGTTGGAGAATATGCCTTAGAAGATGGCAGAAAGCTAATGGTAAAAGAAGAAGGTTTAATTGATGCTATTGCAGAAGCTAAAGAAGAAGAAGAAGTAGAAGCAAAAGAAGTAGAAACAGACCTTGAAGAAGAAAAAGAAGAAATGTATGTTACTAAAGAAGAATTTGCTTTAGCAGTAGAAGAAATTAAGTCAATGATTGAAAAAATCGGAGATAAAAAAGAGATGAGCGAAGAAACAGAAGTTGAAGAAAAAGAAGAACTATCTGCTGATGTCGCTGAACCTATTAAACATAATCCAGAAAAAGAAGATAAAAAATTCAATTTCAAAATATCCAATAAAATAGAAACTAAAATGGATAGGATTTACAACAGATTAAATAATAATTAAAAACAAATAAAATGGCAACAACAACAAGCTTAACAAGTACATACGCTGGAAAAGATGCTGCTGGATATATTGCTGCTGCTCTTTTAGAGGGTAACACAATAGCTAAAGGTGGTATTACTGTAAAGCAGAATGTAAAATTTAAAGAAGTAATCAAAAAATTAGCAACTGATGCTAACGTTATTAAGGATGCGACATGCGACTTTGATGCAACAGGAACAGTTACAATGACTGAAAGAATCCTACAACCTGAGGAGTTCCAAGTGAATATGCAGTTTTGTACTAAAGATTTTGTTAACTCATGGGAAGCAATTTCAATGGGCTTTTCAGCTTATAACAATCCACCAAAAGACTTTTCTAGCTATATACTAGGACATGTTGCTGGATTAGTAGCAGAAAGCACTGAGACAAACATTTGGGAAGGTTCAAATGGTTCTGCTGGTCAGTTTGATGGTTTAGTCCCATTGGCATTAGCAGATTCAGATGTTATTGATGTAGCTTCTCATGCTGCTGTAACTTCTTCAAACGTAATTGACAAATTAGGTTCTATTGTAGATGCAATTCCTTCTGCTCTTTACGGTAAAGAAGACTTACACATTTATGTTTCACAAAACATTGCTAGAGCTTACGTAAGAGCTTTAGGTGGATTTGCAAGTGTTGGTTCTAATGGTTTTGAAGGTAGAGGAACTAACCAAGATTTAGGAGATAACTTACTATTTGATGGTGTCAAGTTATTTATTGCAAATGGATTGAATGATGACACTGCAATGGCAGCTCAAAAATCAAACTTATACTTTGGAACAGGTCTTTTAAGCGACCATAATGAAGCTAAGATTATAGACATGGCTCCAATCGATGGTTCTCAGAACTTTAGAGTAATCATGAGATATACAGCTGGTGTTCAGTATGGAATAGGTTCTGAAATAGTTCTTTACCACGCGTAAGAAATTAACTAATAATGAGGGGTTGTAATACCCCTCTATTTAAACTATAAAATTATGGCATGTGATTTATCAGCAGGAAGGAACGTACCTTGTAAAGATGTAACAGGTGGTATATTTGCGGTTTACTTTGTAGATTATGGAGATTTAGGAGATATTACTTTAACAGCAGATGAAGTAACTGATGTTTCAGGAACATTCTCAGCTTACAAATACTTAGTAAAAGGAGCAAATTCACTTGAACAAGCTATTACAAGCGAACCTGACAACGGAACAACATTTTTTGAACAAACTTTAACATTAAACCTACAAAAGCTAACTAAAGAAGATTTAGTACAGTTAAAACTTCTTTCTTATGGTAGACCTCACGCAGTTATTGAAGACAACAACGGAAACTTCTTTTTAGCTGGAAAGGAGAATGGTTTATCAGTTTCAGGCGGTACTATAACAACAGGTGCAGCAATGGGAGACATGAGCGGTACATCAGGACTTACTTTAACAGGTCAAGAAGTATTGCCAGCTAACTTCATTGCAAGTGCAACTAGAGCAAATCCATTTGCTGGATGTACGTCAGCTACTTGTACAGTTGTAGTAGGAACTAACAGCTAAGAACTAGGTTAAAAGTACTATGTGTTAAGGGGTATAGTACATGGGTGTGAAAAGGGTGGATGAGTGTAAAATTTTGTCCACCTTTTTTTTTAAAAAATTAAATATGCAAATACTAAGTACAACAGGCGGCACAATAAATTTTATTCCACGTGAAAACATAGATGATAGCAAGACTTATTCTATTTTCATTTATTCAGAAGACACGAACAAGAATGTTCTTTCTTCTTCAATAGCAACAATAGGCACTACTAGTTTTTATAACACTTTTGCTGCTGACATAACACTTGATGAAGGTTCTTTTTATAGAGTAGAAGTTAAAAATGCAACAGATGATGTTTTAATATTTAGAGATAAAATTTTCTGTACAGACCAAACTGCAAACGCATACCAAATGACAAGCGGTGTTTATACTCAAGCACCTGAAATTCCAACAGCTAACGAATTTATATACTACGAAGGATGAACAACTTGCACTTTATAGAATTAAGCCAATATGAAAGGCCTTTAGTAACAGAAGAACCAAATAGAGAATGGGTTGGAGTAGGAGAAGACAACGCCTATTATCAAGGTCTTATTGACTGTTTTATGGATTCTACTACTAATCAAGCAGTCATTACAGGAATAGCACAACAGATTTATGGTCGTGGATTAGAAGCAACAGATGCAGCTCAAAAACCTGAACAGTTTGCTGAAATGAAAAAGCTTCTTAAACCTGATGTGTTAAGGAAAATTAGTTTGGATTTAAAGATGCTAGGAGAAGCAGCTTTACAGATTAGTTATAAGGGCAAAAAAGTACACAAGATTACACATTTTCCAAGAGAAACGTTAAGACCTGAGAAATGCAACGAAAATGGCGATATAGAAGCTTATTATTATAGTGCTGACTGGTCAAAAGTTAGAAACAATACTGAACTAACTAAAATACCTGTTTTTGGTAGTAAAGGAACAGGCAATGAGGTAAAGATTATTAAAAGATATGTTACAGGTTACCACTATATAAGCCCAGCAGATTATTCCACATCTTATGCTACTTTAGAAAAGGAGATTGCAGACTATTTAATCAATGATGCACAAAATTCTTTTTCAGGTACTAAGGTTATCAATTTTAACTCAGGTATTCCATCAGAAGAAAAAATGCAACAGATTAAAAGCCAAGTAATGAACAAGCTCACAGGTTCATTTGGCGAAAAGTGTATTATTGCTTTTAATCACAATGCAGAACAGAAAACAACCGTTGAAGATATTCCTTTAAATGATGCACCACAACACTATCAGTACCTAAGTGAAGAATGTTCTAAAAAGATTTTACTATCTCACAGAGTTACAAGTCCATTATTACTAGGATTAAGAGATGGAAACAGTGGTCTTGGTTCAAATTCAGAAGAAATAGAAAACGCACAAAGACTGTTTTCAAACACTACTATTAGACCTTATCAAGATTTAATTATAGACTGTTTAGATGAGGTTTTAGCAGTAAATAACATTTCACTTAATCTATACTTTAAGACACTTGACCCCTTAGAGTTTATGGACATAGAGGTTACAAATGAAGAAGTAATAGAAGAAGAAACAGGAGTCAAGCAAGAACTTGAGATAATGGCATCTAAAAAAGCACCTACTATTTCAGATGATGAGCTAAATACAGTTGCAGATGAGTTGATTGATTTAGGAGAAGATGAATCAGAGCTTTTAAAAAAATATGATGTAATTGATGAAATGGAGGTGGATTACGACCAAGAAGAAAGATTAGATAAAATGCTTAAACTTACTTCTACTGGTAGAGCTTATCCAAATGCTAAAAGCGAACAAGACGGCACAAGTAAACAACAAAGCCAACAAGGTGTTGAATTTTTAGTTAGATACACTTATTCGCCTAAAAAAGTAACTGCAAATTCAAGAGAGTTTTGCAAGAAAATGGTTGCAGCTGACAAAGTATATAGAAAAGAAGACATACTAAGGATGAGCAATAAAGTTGTTAATGCTGGATTTGGTAAAGGTGGTTCAGACACTTATTCAATATGGCTGTATAAAGGCGGGGCAAGATGTTCCCATAAGTGGTTTAGAAAGACTTATCAAGTTAAAAATGGAGTCAAAGAAGAAATAACAACAGGACAAGCAAGAAGCAAAGGATTTAAAGCACCTGTAAACGAACAACAAGTATCAGTAGCACCAAAAGACATGCCTAATGAAGGTTTTGTAAATCCACCTAAAAAGAAATAAAATGGCAAAAGCATTATTTATACAAAGAAAAGATTTAGTAAGGTTCACAGCAGCCAATGGAAACATTGACACTGATAAACTGCTTCCTTATATAGACATGGCTCAAGATATAGACATTCAAAGGTTATTAGGAACTAAGCTTTATGACAAAATATCTGCTGACATAGCTGCAAATCCACAAACACTAACTGGTAATTACTTGACTTTAGTGTCAGAATACATCAAACCAACTTTAATTCATTATGCAATGATGTATGCTTTACCTTATTTAAGTGTTACAATTGGAAACGGTGGTGTGTACAGAAACAATCCTGAAAATGCAACAGCACTAACAGGAGAAGAAATTGATAAAATGGTAGAAAAAGAAAGGGATGCTGCTCAGTATTATTCCACAAGAATGATTGACTTTTTAAATTTTAATGCAAGTAGCATGTTTCCTGAATATTTTACAAATAGTAATGATGACATTAGTCCAGATTATTCAGATGATTTTGGCGGATGGGTTTTAACTTAAGATTATGGCGAATACAATAGGATGGGGTAAGGCAACGCAGAACAATGACAATGGTTTTGGTAAATATCAAAACACTATTGGTGCTGCTTCTATTTATGCTGAAAGCTATGGAGGAGAAACAGCAGTAGTAGGAACAAGTGCTGCTTTTAGTTATTCAGCTAGTACATTCACACAAGCAGATGCAGACCCAACACCAACTATTACAGGAACTACTGGGGGAACATTTAGTTCTGATGCTGGAGTTTCTTTTATAGACACCTCAACAGGTCAAATTGATTTATCTGCTTCTACTATTGCTACACACGCAATAACTTATATTGTAGATGGTGTTCAATCAACTCAAAATATAGGTATCACAGCAGCTCCTTATTCTAGTACTAGGTCATTTAGCTTTGATGGGGTAAATGATTATTTTGATTTAGGTAATAATTTCAATTTTGGAAATGGAACAACAGACTCACCTTTTTCTATTTCAGCTTGGATTAATATGACTAGCACTTCAGGATTTAGAATATTAAACAGATATGATGGTTCAAATTTTGAATATTCTTTTGGAACAGGAGGCAACAATAAATTACAATTTTTCATTTTCGATACTATTACCAAATATAGAGCAATTGTAATGACTAATGTTTTAAATACAGGACAGTGGTATCACGTGGCTGCCACTTATAACGGTGATGTAGATTCAAATAATCAATTTGGAATGTCAATATTTGTAAATGGTACACCTGCTACTGTAACTAAAACAAGTGTTGGGAATTATGAAGCTATGCCTAATTTATCTATTGATGCTTACATAGGTAAATTGAATACTAGTTACGCAAATGGTAAAATTGATGAGGTTTCTATTTGGGATTCAGCTTTAAGCAATGATGCAGTTACAGAGATAGCTTCAGGACCAAATGATTTAACAAGTTTAACTAATGCAAGTTCTAGTAATCTAGTAGCTTGGTATAAAATGGGAGAATAGATGAGTACAGAATTTTACAATAGAAATTGGCGTATGCTTAAAAGCTCAAACAGTAGCAAAGTATCAAACTATTCTATGAGCTTTGATGGGAGTTCTGAGGTTGTCAAAGTAGATGATTTTCAACTTACAAATAATACTGACACTTGTTCATATTCGGCGTGGATAAACATAGATTCTTCTGCTACTGGAGTAAGGGGTATTTTTGGAAAAGGTAAAACTGGAGCAAGTTTTGAATTTAACGTAAGATATTATACTGCTGGAACAAATTTATTCATTATTATGATTAATGGTTCTACTGTATTTCAAAATAGTTCTTTGAGTATATCAACTGATTCTTGGCATCATATTGCAGTAGTAATTGATAGAAATTTAAGTGCTGGTAACAATATAAAATTATTTTACGATAATGTTGAAATATCTAATGAAGTTAGTGTATCTTTTAATCAATTTAGTTCTACTAGTTTCCCTTTGTATATAGGAGCAGAAGCAAACACTAGCACTAGCACAAGATTTGAATTTTTAGGCCAAATAGACCACGTTTCAATCTTTGACTATGCTCTTTCATCTTCTCAAGTTACAGCTTTATATGGTAACTCTACTGATGGTGTTGGCAATCCAATGTCGCTTTCTACAAAACCAGTGGCATACTACAAAATTGGAGACAAAGCAGCTTTTAACGGTTCAGAGTATTTAGTGACAAATGCAGCTAGTGAAGTTTACAGTCCTTATGCTTTAAATTTTGATGCTGCAACTAGTGATGTTATAGTATGCGGAAATACATTAGGAAACGGCTTTAGTTCTATTACTGTTTCTTCTTGGGTTAATTTTGATAATCCAGATAGTGCCTTAAGGGAGGAGATTATAAGTAAAGATTCTCCAAGTGGAAGGACATTTTCTTTATTTAAAAATAAAAATTCTAATTGGGCTGCTTTTGGTACAGTTGGACTATTAATAAATGATGGTAGTACAACAAGTAATGCCACTGCACTTCAATCTGATTTTACTCCATCAGCTAACACTTGGTATAATGTTATCGGCACTTGGGATGGCACTAATATAAAACTTTATATAAATGGCAATCTTAAAAAAACAACATCTTTTTCAGCAAGTAATTTAAGCACTAATACAGTTAATGTTTTAATTGGAGACTCAGGATGGCCAGGTTCGTTATCTCTTAATGGTCAACTTTCTAATCCTTCTATTTGGAACACAGCTTTAAATCAAACACAAGTAACAGAACTTTATGGAAGTGGAACTCCTACAAATCTCAATAATCATTCAGCGTATTCAAACCTTGTTAGCTGGTGGCAATTAGGGGAAAACAGTTCTTTTAATGGTGGTAACTGGACTGTACTAGATGAGAAAGGAACTAACGACGGCACAAGTACAAATATGACAGAACAAGATTTAGTTAACGGAGTTGGTACTTCAGCAAATGGAATTTCAGATTCAATGGGTGGAGCTGATAATATAGTGGGCAATGCTCCTTATAGTACAGCAAATGCAGTTAGTTATGGAATGGGCGTTGATGCTTTATCAACAGATGTGCCAAGTTAAAAATATTAAAAAATAAAAAAATGAGACAATACGCAGTAATTAATTTAGAGAATACAGATAAAGTAATCTTTTCACAGGTTAATCAATCATCAGCTCAAACAATGAGAAGAAACCTAGCAAACACTGAGGGTTTACTTTCGTGGAATACAGAACCTTCATTTATTACAAATGGAAGTTTGCCTATTGTAGGTAGTGTAATGAATCACGAACAAGCTCTTGAATTGATTGCAACGCCTGAATGGTCAGAACCTATGCCTGAATGAGATATTCAATAAGCATATTAGGAAGGCCGAAAAAGAAAAGAAAAGGAGTGCATAGCAAAAATGCTAGCAAAGGACAAGTGGGTTATAAAAAGAAATATCGTGGACAAGGTAAATAATATAAAAATGGAGAATGAATCATTATTGATAATAATATCCTCTTTAGTAGGTGCTTTAGGGATTAAAGAAGTTTGGTCTATAATAAAGCAAAAGATTGACATAGGAGCAAAGAAAGAAGAAAGGGTAGATAATGTCTTCACAGAACAAATAAAAAACCTAACTGCAAAAATCTCAGAACTAGAAAAAAAGATTGATGACTTAATTAAAGAAAACACACATCTTAAAGTTAAGATTGTGAAAATGGAAAATCGTTTGATATCCAACGCTAAAAAAAGAACGGCAACTAAAAGATATAAGGATGAATAGACAAATTAAAGAAATTCACATTCACTGTTCTGCAACTAGAGAAGGACAAGCAATAACAGCAGATGAAATAAGAAAGTGGCATTTAGCAAGAGGATGGTCCGACATAGGTTACCATTATATCATTGGATTTCAGCAAATAGAATTTGGAAGGCCATTAAGCAGGATTCCTGCTAGTGTTAGGGGAGCGAATAAAACAGCAGCTGCTATATGTTACATTGGGGGTCTAGATAACAACGGCAAGCCAAAAGACACAAGAACAGAAAGACAAAAAGAGCTATTAATTAAGATGATTAAACAGCTAAAGCATATTTATCCAAAAGCAGTAATAGTAGGACACCGAGATTTGAGTCCTGACAGTGATGGGGATTCAAAAGTTGAAAAGAAAGAATGGCTCAAATCTTGTCCTTGTTTTCCAGCAGAAAAATGGGGTTTTGAACTAGGTCTACAACCTAAAGGATATAAACCAAGAAGTGAAGAAGCGATTGAATATTTAAAAGATGAAAAAGCTAAAGGATAGTAAACTAGGTAAATTACTAAAAGATAAAG